TTAAAAAAAGTAATTTGTGGATTACCAGTTAAATAAACATCTTGAGCACCATAAGCGACAAGTTGAAGAAGACCACCACCCATTTATGCTATATTCTTTATACTATAATAGGAGAAAAAAAAAAGATTTCTTATTCAACTATATAAACATATTTATTAAAAATTATTATTAGATATAAACATAATTATTAATGATGTTTAAGGATAAAACTTCCAAAAAAAGAATACATAATAATAAAGATTTATCAACTTTAGATGCCATGCATAATAAAGTTATAAATGATTATACAATAAAAATTCAGGAGGAAAAGAATAATTTAAAAAAAATTAAAGAACTTGAAGATATTATTCATGATATTAATAAACAAATTATTTTTTATAATAAAAATAAAGATATTAATGATACTGATATTTTATATAATGATTTATGGAATAGTAATATTAAATTTAAAGAAGAAATTATTAAATTAAAAGAAGATATTAAAAATTTAAATACTAATAATGAAATTGAATATTATGAAAATACTAGTTATATTCTTTTTAATTATTATGATATGATTGATAAACAATCTAAAATTAAAACTATTAAATATAAAAATAAATCTATTATTGATTTATTTAATCCTAATTTTCCTGATAATTTTACCGATGATGATGATAAAATTATTGAAAAAAGTTCTTTAGTTGATGAATATTTAGCTATTACTAATAATAATCATATGAAAAAATTAGATTTAGATTATAGAGATTTATGTAAAAATTGTTCTAATATTTTAACTTGTATTCAACAAGATGCTATTATGATATGTGATTTATGTGGATTTCAAGAACCTTTATTAATTGAACAAAATAGACCTATTTTAAAACAAAATACTAAAGATACTTCTCATTTTAGTTATAAAAGAATTAATCATTTTAGAGAATGGTGTAATCAAGTTCAAGGTAAAGAAAGTACCGATATTCCAAATGAAATATTTGAAAAAATTTTAAATGAAATTAAAAAAGAAAAAATTAATGATACTAAAAATATCACTTATAATAAAATGCGTGAAATTCTTAAACGATTAAGAATTAATAAATATTATGAACATATTAATTATATTATTAACAGAATTAATGGTATTCCTACTCCTCAATTCTCTCCTGAATTAGAAGAAAAATTATGTAATATGTTTAGAGATATTCAAGCTCCTTTTCTTAAACATTGTCCTAAAGAACGTAAAAATTTCTTATCTTATAGTTATGTTTTATATAAATTCTTTCAAATTTTAGGTCTTAATGAATATCTTAAATTCTTCCCTTTACTTAAAAGTCGTGAAAAATTATATGCTCAAGACCAAATTTGGAAAAAAATTTGTGAAGAACTCAATTATAAAATTATTCCTTCTTTATAAATTAATATCTATCTTATTGAAAATATTTTTTATATTATATTTATACAATAGTTATTTAATTTTTTAACTATTATATTTAAAAAATAAATATTATTCTTTTTATGGTTTATTTATTTTAAGCTGGAAATCCTACTAAACGGAAACCTGCTCCTAATCCTACACCTTGACGTGCTCCTGCTGATATTGATGGTGATATTAAATCAAATACAGAAAATACTGCTGCTGCTGTTAATGCTATTACTGCTACTTCACTTCCACTTAATTTATTCTGTGGTAATAAATATGCTATTATTGCTACTGCTGTAGCCTCAATTAAATATTTTAATAATCTTATTATTGCCTCCCATATATCAAATGTATAAGTCGGTTCCGCCATCTTTATTAATATTTATAAAGAAAATAAAAAAATATATATAAGATTTTATTATTTTATTTTATTAGAATATATGACTGAACAAACTTTAGTCTCTACTAAAGAAGTCGATTTCTTAGATGAAGATAAACCTATTCGTAATCAAAATTACTGTCTTTTATCTTTTTTAAGTCCTGAAGATGTTTTACTTAATAAAGATATTTATTATTTATCTCGTTTTTTAAATAATTTCTCTAATAATATCTCTACTCTTCTTGATAATTTATCTAATAAATATCCTGATGATAAAGATATGATTAATGCTATTCGTGATAATCATTCTTTCCTTTTTAATCATACTGAACTTAATGAACAATTTAAATTTTTTAAATCTACTAATTCTACTGATATTGAAAATGATTTCCATCGTGAAAATAATTTCTCTACTAGTATTCGTGGTATTAAAGTAAGAGGTGTTTTTGATACTATTGATGAAGCTAAAAATCGATGTGAATTTCTTAAAAAAATTGATAATAAATTTGATATTTATATTGGTCAAGTCGGTTGTTGGTGTCCTTTCTCACCTAATCCTAATGATTTAGAAAATCAAGAATATTCTGAAACTCAATTAAATACCTTAATGAAACAATATAAGAAAAATATGGAAGATAAAGACCAAGTTTTTGTTAAAAGACGTATTGATGTTATTAATAATTCTAATAAAAAAAATGATGATGATTTAGCTACTAATTTACAACAACAAGATACTTGGACTTCTCGTAAATTAGAATAATTTAATATGAATGTATTTTTTCTTCTGGTTTTTTTTCTTTTTCATTATTTAATGAAAAATATTCTTTTTTTCCTTTTACTTTTTCTATAAATTCTTTATATGTTTTTTTATAAGGATTTATTGGACATTCAGGCATATATACGTCTAAATTATTTATATAATATCTACAATTTTTAATTATAGGTATTATTGTTATACCATTAATATCATTTAAAAATTCATTTTCACGCATAATATTTAGATTTTTAATTGATGGAACAACACCTAAATAAAATGGAGTTATAGTTGAATATTTATCTGCTAATTTATGATCAAAATATATTAATACAAGCTCTTTTTCTATATCTAAAAAATTTATATAATATTTTTGTAAAATCATTATTTCATAATTAGATAAGATATCTTTTATTAATTTTGGTTTATGAACCATCTTTGGAAATATTAATTTATTTTTTTTAAAATTTTTTTGAATATTCAAAAAACCTATCTCACTTATAAAAGGAACTAAAATAAATATATTCACCTCTACACTATCTTTAATATTTTCATTTAATTTTTTAATATTTCTATATATATGATTTCCCATATAAATACAATCATCTGGTACTACAATAATATCATCATTTTGTAATGATAATATATTATCTTTATCTAATAATAATATATTTATTTTATCATTTGAAATATATTTAATAAATTCATAAAAATATGTATATAACCAATAATTAGATTTTTCTTCATATTTATTAAAGTTAATATAAACATAAATAGGTTTTAAATTTTTAATATCTTTAATTGTATTTATAATATAAACTAATAATTCATAAATACAATTATTAAATTTTAATAAAAATCTTTCAAATGAAATATGTTCTGTATTATCTATTATTTTTTTACAAATATTTTTAATATCATCTTCAGATGCATTAATAAATTTTATAATAGCATTTAAATCAAAACTATGGTCTAAAGGATATAATTTAAAATTATTTTTAAGTAGATCACTTAATTTATATTTATCTGGTTTTCCAAAAAAATCTTCAATTATTTTTTTACTTGTTTTTTCTAATATAATTTTACTTTCATTTATAATATAAGATAATTCATTAAAATCATCTTCTATAATTTCTTCTTTTTTACTAATTTTATCTAAAATATCTAATTTATAACTAAAAATATGATAAATTTCTTTTGAATTCATATATTATTATTTAAATAATAAAAATAATTTATATATTAAATTTAAAGGTTTAATGAAAGCGATTGCGATTTTTATATTATTTATAGGAATGATATTAATAATAAAAGGATATTATAGTAATAAATATAAGAATATAAATGAACCAAAGGTAATAATTAAATATATACCTAGAAGTGAATATGAAGAACAATTATCACCACAAGAGAAATTAGAAGATTTTTATAAAGGATTATTTGAAAAAACTCAACCAAATATATATGATAATAAAATAAATATAGATAGTAATAATAAAGAAAAATGAATATAGGAATATTAATAACAGATGTAATAAATAATAAGAATGAGAAAGAAGGGAAAATGAGAATAATGTTAGAAATAGATAAAATAAGAAAAAAGAAAATGAAGGAACAAGAAGATATGTTAAAGAGACATAATTATTATATAGAAAAATATGAGAATAATAGAAATAAGAATGAAGATAATTATAAAAAATATTTAATAAATTATATTAAAAATAAAGAAGAATGGTTAAAATCAGGAAGAGAGAGTGAAATGGAGAAATTAAAAAATTTAAAAAGACCAGAAATAATAGAAGTAGATGATATTTATACGAAAATGATAATAAGAAATGAGAATTTTAAGAATTAAAAGAAAATATCTTCATTAGCATTTTCAGCTAAACCAAAGAACCAAGCGATAATAGAGAAAATGATACTTAAAAATTTAATAAAATATTGTAAAATATAATTAATAGCATTAAAGAAATTAAGAATTAAATTAGGAATAAATTTAAGATAATCAGTTAATCCTTTAATTAATTCACCTAAATAAATAAAAAATAATAAAATACTACTAATAATTTGATTAATAAACCAACCTAATAATTGAAAAATAAGAGGGATAAAAGAAATAAAAGGTAAAAATAACTGAAATAATTGAATAAAAACTTGAAAGAAGATTTTTAAAATTTCATAAAAAGTAATAAAAATTTGTCCAAAAACACTTAAAATTTCAAAGAATTCTTTCATTTTTATATTATTTATTTATAATAAATGAAAAATAAAGTATTTAAATTTAATTTTATTGCTTTTTTTATTGCTTTTTTTATTGGATTTATATATATATATTTATCAGCACCGAAACAAAAAATTATAATAAAATATCCTAATCCTTATAATATTAATAAAAATATTTATAAAAATCAAAATGATTTATGTTATAAATATGAAGTGAGTGAAATAGAATGTACAAATAAAGCAATAAATCAACCTATTATTTAAATTATATTTAATAATTATAATGGATTTTAAAAAAATTGCTGAAAGATTATTATATACAAATTTAGGACAATTATTTATAAGTGCTATATTAGGATTATCATTATCATTAATATTTAAAAGAGTATGTAAAGAAAATTGTGTAATATATGTTGCACCTGATAATAATGAAATTGAAGGAAAAATATTTAAATTAGGTGATAGTTGTTATAAATATAGTCCTAAACAAGTTGGATGTGAAGGACATCCAATTGAATTTAATAATAGTAATGAAAAACCAGAAAATCAAATTATAGAACCTATGTTTATAAGTAAAATATTTACATAAAAATTTTTAAATATATATAAATTTATATATTATTTCTTTATATATTTATTTTTATAAATATAATTCCAAATATTCAATAATATCTAATTATATTTAATTATAAATTCCAATTATATCTAATTTATCTAATTATAAATTCCAATTATATCTAATTATATCTAATTATAAATTCCAATTATATCTAATTATATTTAATTATAAATTCCAATTATATTTAATTATATTTAATTATAAATTCCAATTATATCTAATTATATCTAATTATAAATTCCAATAATATCTAATTATATCTAATTATAAATTTCAATAATATCTAATTATATTTAATTATAAATTCCAATTATATTTAATTATATTTAATTATA